GGCCCTTGTCGGGCCCTGCTACTGAGATACTCTCGGTTGACTTCCGTCCTCCGTAAAGGAGTGTTCTGTAGGGAGATCTGGTCATGAGCCGTCACAGGGAACAGGATTTTCGAATTCAGGAATGCGGTACTCAATATAACCGCTTTGCTGGTCCGGATCCTCTTCTTATCTGTATGACTCATGGTCTCTGGAGAACCTGCGATGATGTTATCGGCAATTTTGATGTGGTTAACCCACTTCAGATTGACGAGAGCTTCACGCACTTCCCAGTACTCAATGGGAGTTCGTATAGTGGTAGTGGGGTCCTGAACTTTCAGTTCGTGGATTGTCCCATTACTTACCGTCCGAACCCGCCAGACCCGCGTAACCATTGGGGCCTGATCAGCATTGCTGACCAGGTCGCTTTGGCATGGCGGATCCTCGCCGAGACGAATCCATCGACACCTCATGTGTCGGTGCCTACGTCTCTTGGTGAGTTGAAAGATCTTCCGTCTCTAGTCAGAAGTTGGGGCACCAGCCTTTTGCAAAAGGCTGCGTCAGGATATTTATCCTGGCGCTGGTGCATCCGACCAATGATTGGAGATATCATAAAGCTCTGGAAGTTTACGCGAGCCGTTGATGAACGGATCGTAAACTTGTACAGACTTCGTGATAATCGAACATTGAGGAGAAGGTGTAGCCTCGGTACACAGGTATATGCTGCGCCGGCTGTGAACAATTTCTTGTTCCAGTCGAGTCTCGCAACTATACGTGGCTTCCGCCAAGAGACCTACACATCTAAGATGTGGGGTACGTGCCAATATGCTATTGACACGGATAGTGAGCTCCCTACGATGGGCTTTAACGAGCTTGAAAATTTTGCTCGTCGCCTTACGTATGGGTTCACCACTCATGAAGCGTTAGCTACAGCCTGGGAGCTAACTCCCTGGAGCTGGTTAGTTGATTGGTTTAGTAATGTCGGCACTATAATCGCCGCCACGAATAACTCAATCGGCTGTACCTGGTCTAAGATCGCGCTTATGCGTACAATCACTTCTGTGATTGATGCTAAGCCTGATCCCGCACAGACCCCATCTTGGGTCACCGTTTCTGGTGATTATAAGATAGGTCGTGTGCGTAAGGAACGATACTCTGTCGTTCCTGCTATACCCGTTCCTCTCCCTTACCTTCCCGTTTTAGATATCGGGAAGTTGTCGATCCTGGCTTCGCTTGCAGCACTCAGGCGATGAGCCTGGGTCTCTGTTTAGCGATAGCTAGGAGGTTTGCTCCCATGTTAGGTAACACCCTTGTTCTTCCTCAAAGTGGTGGTGACATCACGATGATCAAGATCAACCAGGACGCGTACTCGTCTGAGTACATGTTCCGCAACTCGACAGACCAGTATGTTGCAAAGGTTCGCCATTCGAAAGTAAAAGCGAATGGTGACACCCCTGCCAAGGACCGCCACAACTTCGAAGTTGTGCACACGGTCTTTGCTGCTGGCGAAGTCGCTGAGTACGAACGCAAGTTCTACTTTGTTTGGGAGCACAAGGCTTCCGACACATCAGTATTGCTCGCGGACGCCGTCGCCGATCTGGCGATTGCTGCTGCGAATGCCTTCCTGGTGAGCTTGAGGAGCTGGGAGTCCTAGAGTTATAGTTCACGAGTCCTGAAAGGACGAGTGCCAAACTTGTAGTTTGGTTCTATAACTGGATGACTTACCAGTCTGGTAGGATGCCCTAACAGCATGGGACATTTTAAGGTGATGAGCCTCATATGTCTAAATGCCATGTTAGGGAGTTGTGTAACGTATATAGAGCAATCCTTAAGGATGCTCTATGTACATTCCCGACGTTGGGGACGGAATTTGAGAGAGATCTCAAGCGTCTCCTCCGACTCGCTCTGCAGAGAGGTTTATCGATATTTTTAATCGATCTCCCTGCAGCAGGCAAGCATCTCGATAGATGTCTCGCCGTTGGCCAGTACAAGCTATCCGGGTTGCCTCTTACAAAGAGGTACTCGAGTAGGACACCGATCCCTAAGTTTCTTAGGGGACTGTATCTACTGGTGTTTGACGAGTCGGGAACTCTGAAGGAGAATTGTGATGTTGAAGCGATCTTCTTTCTTCGGCAAATCCTTTATGCCGCGAAGAAGGCGACAGCAGAGTGTCCAAAGGCGCGAGTTCTGCACGAAGTGCGGAATTTTGCAACTGAGGACAGAGATTTACCCCTGCCAGAATTCTGGTGGGGTAGATATCACATCAAGTCTGTATCTCATTGCGACACCCTTGAAGAACGGGAAGTTCCAATACTTGGATCTTCCATTACTCCTAAGGATGGTCACGATCGAGACACTCCGCATGAACGACATACAGGCGACCATCGACTGGGAAACCAGTTTTCGGTCACCCAAGGTGAAGTCCGTGCGGAGGAAACGAAGAAAGGTTTGATCGATGAAATCTATAGAGGTTTCGCTCGATCACCCGTCTACGTCTCCAGGCTGGATTCTCGTCCTGCGCGCGAGCGCGCAGAACTCACAATCTTCCTGGCAAGACTTGACTTCGTGTCAAGTCTTGTTACCACCACTCTCGGATCGTATGATCCTTCTAAGTGGCGGTTCAGACACGGCCCAGGTGCTATTTCAGAGAGAACTGGTCCTACCAACAAGTATTGTTGGCCGGACTGGTCAGATTCTCTGGAATCCGAGTACCCAATTGCCGATTATGGTTTCCATAATTTTAGCAGTTGGGCAAACGCGAGTGACCGTATTAAGAATTTTGGTTCGCAAGAACCTCATTCTCGTATGGTCGCTGTTCCGAAGACCTACACGAAACCACGGCTTATCGCCGCGGAACCGTGCTCGAATCAGTGGTGCCAACAAAACATATGGCACTACTTTCGTGAACGATGCAAACGTACTTGGTTATACTCGTTTGTTCATTTTGATGATCAAACAAGGAACCAAGCGCTTTGTATCGCTGGCTCGCGAACTGATAGGCTCGCTACTGTTGATTTATCAGCAGCTAGCGATTCTGTCACGTGTCACGCGGTAGGCCAGTTATTTCGGAGCAATCCGAAATTGCTGAGGTGTCTACGTGCGTCTCGGACCCATCTTGTCAAACAGTGTTTGGTAGATGATCTACCTGCATTGATTGATTTGAGAAAGTTCTCAACGATGGGTAATGCCTGCACCTTTCCGGTTGAGACTCTAATGTTCTTGTCGATTGCAATAGCTAGCGTGCTTACTACACGCCAGCTAAGGCCTTCGGTCAAGAATGTGAAGCGTCTCGCACGTGAGGTGGCCGTCTTCGGGGACGATGTGATTGTCCCCGTTGACAGTCGGGAGCTATTTACGGCAGGACTTGAAGTTTTACACTTCAAGGTCAACGATTCTAAGACTTATTGGAATGGAAATTTCCGAGAGTCTTGTGGCGTTGATTCCTTTAGAGGGCATGTTGTCACACCCGCCTATTGGAAAACTGCCTACGATGGCACACCTGCTTCGCTAGCTAGCGTTGTGGAGTGCAGCAATAACTTTTACCAAAAGTTTATGCTACACACTTCGCAATATCTAGCGTCGACAGTACCCGGGGGAATTCCTCAGGTATCTATGCGAGCTGGTGCCTTCGGCTTTAAGACCCGAACAGATCCTTATAACCCTGGTTTTAATACTAGGTGGAATAAGCATCTCCAAAGGTCTGAGATTTACGTTAGGGCGATCCAATCGTCACAACGCAAAACGCCGGTCGAAGACGACACTGCGCTACTTCAGTTCTTTACTGAGGACCCTTCTC